GGATAGACACTAAACGAAATTGGGGGGCTAATAGGTATTATGATAAAATAGTAGAAATTGTAGAAGGAATGACGGCCATAGATATAGGTAACGCGGCACTTTCTGAATATAATAGAGTACTTGGAGATAATCCAACATATGAAGAATTATATAAGGGTGCTAAGATAATTTTTACTGAGACTGCTCGAAGATTAAATATGTTTTTGGGTGGTAATAATGATGCGAAGGAAGCTCAGTATTATCAAAGGTTTGTTAATAATCTTGAAAAATCTTTGGTTGGTGAGGATATGGTGGAACTTAAAAACCCATCTTATTTTGAGCATGTTAGGTTACACGGCAAAGGACATTTTGATGCTTTACAGTTTAATAATCTTGAAGAAACTATGAAAAGCTTCAATTTAGAAGTTAGATTAAAGGAAAATGGTCCACCTCAGTTAGAAGTATATGATACGAAGACGGGGGAACGGCTTTATTATCTACGGTTTAAGCGTAGAGAAATATATCCGAGCAAGCCTACAGGATATAGATATGGTATTGATGTTGAAATGGGAACATTGCCGAAACATTTTATACGACAAAGTAGCGTTCCAAAAACGATAAAAATGTTGAATAAAAATAAGAATTAAGGAGAACAAAATGTTTAATAGACCTACCCCTGAAAGATTTAAAAAAAAAGAAACAAAAGTAACCAAAAAAGTAAAAGAACGTCAAGATTTTATACGTAAATACCGTGCTGCCTTAGCGATAGAGTGGTCCAGAGAACAACTTGCTAACTATTTGGGTGTGAAGCCTGATAGTGTTATACGCCGTAGACTTTCAATTGAACACGCAACCGGTCTTGATTTGCCTTACCTCGAAGAAACTGGCGAGTCTGAATTTTCTGAAGAATCCTTAGCCGAATATGAAGTTGCTCTTGGAGAATTGGAACATCAAGAATTTAAATTTTTGTCTCATGAATTTGAAAATACCACCGGGAAGAGGAAATTTGTTATCACTTCCGCACAAAACGCAACCCCTGTTCATGAGGGGTTTTTAGCAACTTTATTAAACTATTGTATGATTAATAATGCTGAATTATTGGTGATACCATTTAGATATAGAAATCCCACATCCATATGGTCAGGTGTAAATGAGGGTTCTGAGTATTGGGCAGCACCAATTGAAGATTATTTGATAGATAAAAAAATCGAAATTTCAAAGAATTTGGAATTACGTGCTGAAATTAAGATGCACCCAACTGCGATTGCTCCACTTTCAGGGTTTGATAGTTTAACTAACACCAAATCGGGAATTTTTGGTCACCCTAAAATTCAACTTAAAACTATTCCAACTCCAAGTCAATCCTTACCAAAAATTCTAGTGACTACGGGATGTGTGACTCACCCCAATTATACGGATAGTAAGGCAGGACATAAAGGAGCATTCCATCACTCTCTGGCGGCATTAATTGTAGAAGTGGATGAAAATGATCACCATCATATACGTCATGTTCATGGTGATGAAGCCACGGGAGCATTTTATGACCTCGATAATTTTTATACTTCTAAAAAAGTAATGAGAGATGTACCAATTGCTGCCCTTATTACTGGTGATTCTCATACCGAATTTATGGATAGTACCGTAGAAGCTGCCACCTATTGTGGGGATCGATCAATCGTTTCTGTGTTGAAACCCGAAGTTTTGGTTTGGCATGATGTGGAAGATTTTTATGCGAGAAATCATCACCACCGTGGAGATGATATTATAGGTTTTGGTAAACACCATTTTGGTAGAGATAATGTTGAAGAGGCATTACAAGTAACTGCGGATTTTATCGATAAACATTCTAGACCAGATATGTTAAACATTATTGTTAAATCAAATCATGACGAGGCATTAGATAGATGGTTGCGGGAAGGAAACCCCAAAGAAGACCATGAAAATTCGCAATTCTATTATTACATGAAATACAATCAAATGAAGAATGTGAGGCGCACCATTACGGGCTTTGAGTCTATTGATCCATTTCAATTTTGGTGCCATAATCCTGATGAAACACGGGGATTATCATGTGTTGACCAAACAAAATTCCTTACTCGTGATGAAAGCTTTGTAGTTAATGGAATTGAAGTTGGGTTTCATGGTGATCAGGGAAATAATGGCACACGAGGTTCTCTCAACGCTTTTTCTAAAATTGGTCCCAAAGTTGTTATCGGTCATTCACATACACCGGGAATTTACGAAGGTGCCTATCAGGTTGGATTGAGTGCTAATTTACATCTTGAATATACCAGCGGTCCATCCAGTTGGATGCACACCCATTGTATCATCTATCCAGATGGTTCTAGAACATTGATCTACATTGTTGATGGTGAATGGCACTTAGAATAATACTCACACCCATTTTCGATTAATAAATAATTGAAAATGGGTGTTTTATGGTAGCAAGACGAAATCCGCGATTAAAAAAAGCTAATACCGAACATGAGTATACGTTTGAGCAAATAACAGAAATACAGAAATGTATGGCTGACCCGGCATATTTTTGTCGAAATTATATCTATATCAAACACCCAATTGATGGACAGATAAAATTTGATTTGTTTGATTATCAAACAGATATCATGGAACGTTATGTAAAAAATCGATATAACATAATACTTTCAGCACGGCAAACGGGTAAAACAGAAACAACATGTGCATATCTATTATGGTTTGCTATGTTTCAAACAGATAAAACTATCCTTATTGTTTCAAATAAATCAGACAACGCAAAAGAAATCATCGCTAAAATTCAAAACGCATATGAAGAATTACCGCACTGGTTAAAACCGGGAATTGATGAAAATTCGTGGAATAAACACACTTGTACATTTGATAATAAATCTAGAATAGTAGCAACCACTACTGCTTCAGATTCTGGTCGTGGTATGGCCATTTCACTATTGTATTGTGATGAGTTCGCATTTGTTAAACATCATATTCAAAATGAATTTTGGGATTCTATCCTCCCTACATTATCAACAGGTGGAGCCTGTATTATATCATCTACACCAAATGGCGATACAAATCTTTTTGCCAAAATTTGGAGAGGTGCTAAACTGGAAACTAATGAGTTTGTTCCAGTACATATTCCATGGGACGCCTTTCCGGGTCGAGGGGCAGAATTCAAAAAAGAGAAAATTGGATTATTGGGTCTTCGGAAATGGGAACAGGAATTTGAATGTAAATTTATCTCATCTGATCATAACTTGTTTGATGGTCGATGTGTGGGGGATATGGAAAAGAGAAATATTCTCGATAAAATTGAACCTTTATTTCATATTGATGAACAACCATTTTGGGCGCATATAGATAAAGATAAATCGTATATCGTTGGAGTTGACCCCGCTTCAGGAAGCGGAAACGATCATAGTGTTATTGAAGTTTTTGAGTTTCCCTCTCTAATACAAGTCTCGGAATTTAGATCCAATAAATTAGATGCACCACTAGTATACACCCGATTGAAAAAAATATTAAAATACCTTGAACATTTTACTGACGATGTTTACTTTTCAATTGAAAATAATGGGGTTGGTCAAGCTATGATTGCGCTATATCAAACTGATCAAGCTCCTCCCGAAAAATCATTTTTTATATCTCAGGGGAATAGTGAAACTAAATTAGGATTTACTACCACTGATAAAAGTAAGATGAAAACGTGTTTACAGTTTAAAAATCTCTTTGAAAAAATGGGAATGCGTATATTTTCTGAAGTATGCTTGACAGAAATGAAAAACTATGTTAGAAAGGGATCTGCATATGCTGCTCAAGTTGGTGCAACCGATGATTGTGTTTCAGCAATTAATGTGGTTTTTAGGATTATGGAAGAAATTGCCCAACATGACCCTAGAGCCTTCGACAAATTATATGTTGTTGATATGGAGGGTGGGGCCGAGGGAGATGAGTGGATTAATGATCCAAGCCAGACAAATAATATTAACGATGTACCAATGCCATTTTCATTATGAATTATAAAAAAATTGAACATTTAATTGACGATCCCGTGGGATACTATGATAAGTATTTTGTTACAGATGGGGTATTTCAAAATAGAGAACATCAGCGAGACATTTTACGATTATGTCATAATGATATAACATTCAATTCTGTATTAACTTTTCGACGTGATGGAACTTCAATAATATTAGCTTTATTGGCAATCCGACAATTGTTAATACCAAATCAAAATATTATGTATATAGATACTATTTCCCGCGCATCTGAACATTTTTTTCGTCAAGTAATGGACGTACTTAGATTAGAATCATTAATTGATATAAAAAAATCTTTTAAATATAATTTATCAAATAAGTCAATAACTGTTAATATTAATAACTCTATGTTAAGGACACTTTCTGTGAACGAATATAATCACAACGTCCCACTTATGATATTTGATAAATTAAGAGGGATAAGAACCGATTTATTAATATTTTCTAATTATAAACCGTATGCAGGAATGACACAAAATGTTGCATTCCATAATTTGGGGATACTTAACACTATTGTTACAACAGAAGATCATGGTACATATATTAATTTACAAAAGATCGCTCATGCAAAGAGTGAAAATATAAATCCTGCTATTCATATATAAATATCCATATGGATGACAATTTTATTTACATTAGCCGAAAAGTACTTATGCCAGCTTTAAATGAGAGGGCATATACTTCACTTAAAAATAATACAACCAGTGGATTTACTACTCCTCGTCAACAATCATCGAACCAAGTACAAGTGTTGAAGAGTGAATTTATTCCTGCTGTGCAAAATGGTGCTTTAGAAATTCGTTTTCATACTAGGACTAATTCTGATTCTGAATATACTACACGAGTGGTTTTTGATGATGTAGAATATACTGGGGAAGGTGAAGACGCTACAGGGACAATAACCTTTAAGGGACTTGATGGTAGTGATTATTCTATTAAACCATTATCTATGGGATCAGATGATATAAAAGTAAATTGTAATTGCCTAGATTTTTATTATCGGTTTTCTGTGTGGAATCATTCTGATAAAAGTTTAGCTGGTGATCCACCAGAACCATATAATAAGAAAACAGAT